TTACATCATGAACGTTGATCATGCTAATACGCACAGTTCTTTTAAGGATACAGTTTACATGAGCAATCTATGTCAAGAGATTACTTTACCTACTAAACCTTTACAACATATTGACGACCCTGAAGGTGAAATAGCATTGTGTATTCTTTCAGCCATCAATGTAGGTTTGTTAAAAGACCTTGACGATATGGAAGAACTTTGTGATCTTGCTGTGAGAGCATTAGACGAAATTATTGATTATCAAAAATATCCTGTACGTGCGGCAGAGATAAGCACAAAGGCGAGACGCTCATTAGGTGTTGGCTATATTGGACTAGCACATTATTTGGCAAAGAACCAAGTGTCATACGCAGATAAGAAAGCACTTACACTAGTTCATAGATTGACAGAAGCATTTCAATACTATCTATTAAAAGCATCCAACAATCTAGCAAAAGAAAAAGGAAAGTGTGATTACTTTGATAGAACAAAATATGCTGATGGGCTGTTACCTATCGATCATTATAAAAAAGAACTAGATGAAATATGTAACATCAAACTTCAATATGATTGGGAAGCACTTAGAGATGATATTGCTGAACATGGATTAAGACACAGTACATTATCAGCACAGATGCCAAGTGAAAGCTCTTCTATCGTATCAAATGCTACAAACGGTATTGAACCACCAAGAGGATACTTATCTGTAAAGAAAAGTAAAAAAGGACCACTAAAACAAGTAGTCCCGCAATATACTACATTAAAAAATTACTACACGTTACTTTGGGACATGCCAAATAACGACGGATACATAAATATAGTCGCAGTCATGCAGAAGTTTTTTGATCAAGCTATATCAGGAAACTGGAGTTACAATCCTACACACTTTGATAATAACGAAGTGCCAATGAGTGTTATGATGAAAGATTTATTAAACACTTATAAGTATGGTTGGAAGACTTCTTACTATCAAAACACTTATGATTATAAGTCAGATGGTAGCGTCGAAGAGCCTCAACATTCTTTGGGCTGGCATGACAATGTAAAAGAAAATCCTGTACACAGGGATGACTTTAAGGGCACGGATGAAGAATACGATGAGTATTGCGAATCTTGTGCTATTTAGGTTGACAGGTACAAAGAAGTAGTATATATTATAAGTTAGAGGAAGAGGAAATGACAAAGACAGTATTCAACAAAGAAAAAGTGGACTTCACAAAACAGACAATGTTTTTTGGTCCTGATCAGAACACACAAAGATATGACGTATTCAAGTTTCCAGAGTTTGATAAACTTAATCAAACTATGCTTGGTTACTTTTGGAGACCAGAGGAAGTATCACTTCAAAAAGATAGAGCAGATTATGCTAACTTTCGTCCTGAACAAAAACATATCTTTACTGCTAACTTAAAATATCAAACACTATTAGATAGTGTACAAGGTAGAGGACCTAGTTTGGCATTTTTACCTTATGTATCACTGCCTGAACTAGAAGGTTGTATTGTTACTTGGGACTTCTTTGAAACTATTCACAGTCGTTCGTATACGCACATCATCAAAAATGTTTATCCAGATCCTAGCGAAGTATTTGATACCATTCTTGATGACAAAGAAATTTTAAAAAGAGCAACAGCCGTTACAAAAAACTATGACGCATTCACACTTGCCGCTGATGATTGGTTTCATCGTAAGCAAGGCACAATGTACGATGTAAAGAAAAAATTATTCCTTGCTATGATGAACGTAAACATTTTAGAAGGATTACGTTTTTATGTTTCTTTCGCATGTACATTTTCTTTTGCTGAATCTAAGAACATGGAAGGATCAGCAAAAATTGTATCATTGGTAGCTAGAGACGAAGCTACACATTTGAATTTATCAACTCATGTTTTGAAAAACTGGATCAAAGGTTTAGACGACAAAGACTTTAAAAAGATTGCCGCTGAATGTGAAGATGAAGTTTTAGATATGTGGAGAGCATGTGTTGATGAAGAAAAGGCCTGGGCGAACTATTTGTTCAAAGACGGAGCCATTATTGGATTGAATGAAGAACTACTACATCATTATGTAGAGTTCATCGCAAATAAGAGATTAAAAGCTCTTGGATACAAACCAATCTATGACCGTCCTCTTAATAATAACCCACTGCCTTGGACACAACATTGGCTTTCAAGCTCAGGACTTCAAGTTGCTCCTCAAGAGACAGAAGTAGAAAGTTATATCATTGGTGGTATTAAACAAGATGTGGACGAGGAAGTACTTAAAGGCTTTAAACTATGATAGATATTACAATCTATAGCAAACCAATGTGTCCAAGTTGTGTAAAAGCAAAGAATGTCTTCAAAGGCATGAAGTTGGAATACACAGAGAAGACTATAGGATCTGATATTCAGCCAAGTGAGTTAATGCAACTTTTTGAAGAAAAAGGATTGCCTGCTCCTAGGACTGCTCCCCAGATTTTTATAGGTGGACAACACGTTGGCGGATATGAACAACTGTTAAGATATATTGAAGATACAGGGTTCAACGGAACAGGGAGCTCAACAGGATAATGTTAATTGAAAAACCATATAGTGCGGGTGATACCGTTACTTTCAAAACTCAGGCTGGCGAAGAAGTCGTTGCCAGAGTCTTAGAAGCAAAAGAAGATTCTATAAAGATTAAAAAGCCAATGGTTTTGACTATGACAGAAAAAGGAATTGGAATGGTTCCGTTCGCTTTGACTGTGAGTCAAGATGCTGAAATGCTAATTAATCTTAGAAACGTTGTATTCATTGCTAAAACAAGCGAGACGACAGCGAAGCAATATATAGAATCAACGACTGGACTCAAAGTAGTCAACTAAAGGAGAATAATATGTCAGATATACACGAACAAATTAAGGCACAGTACGAAGCCTACTTAGCAGAAGCTGAGTCTTTCGATACAAAAGGTGTTAAAGCCGCGGCCGCTAGAGCAAGAAAAGCTCTCGGTGAGATGGGCAAATTGGCCAAAGCTCGCAGAGCTGAAATCCAAGACAAAAAGAATAGTATGTAATAAATATACAATAAGAGAGCGGCATTAAGTCGCTCTCCTATCAAGAAGGGCATTTCAAGAATATGGCACAACAAGGTAAACTTAAATGGTATAATCATGTAAAAGGTTACGGCTTTGTCGCAAGAGACGAAGGCGCAAAAGACCTATTCGTTCATGTATCTGAATTTAGAAAGTCAGGTATCAAGAAGGTAAAGGAAGGCATGATTATTGAATACGAAATTTCAGATCATAATGGTAAACCAGTCGCAGTCGATATCAAAGTAGTACACATTCCAGAGTAGGAGAGATCAATGGCGGAGGCCATATTATTATTCATGCTAGTAATTAAACACGCACTAGCTGATCTCGTTTTACAAAGTCGACTTACAACTGGCGATAAAAGCAATTTAAAGAGCCCTAAGGGCTACATACACGCGGCGGATCACTCTCTGCTTACATTTGTAGTCTGTATCTTCTTTACTGGCATTTTAAATGCCATATTAATTGCGTTATTGGATTTTGTGCTACATTTCTTAATAGACTACATAAAAACACGTTCTGTCAGACGTTTTAACGTACAAGTGAACACATCAACATTTTGGGTCGTTCAAGGAATAGATCAAATTGCTCATTATTCTTGTTATTTTTTGTACGTTCTTCTCTTGACAAATCAATTATAAGATGCTATAAATATAATACAACGTTGAAGCAATTCAAACGCTGGACAGGACCTGGGGGCAGTACCCAGCAGGTCCACCATAAACACTCTGTAGTTACCAGAACCTGATGGTACCCAGAAGTAAGGACAGACGCAGAGTGTTTATGATGGGCCTGAACTAGGATCGACTGACAGATTAGTAGAAGAGTGGAGTTGTCCGGATGTAAGCTCGGTTAACGCGAACAAACGTTATAAATGCAAACGATAATGCATCTAACGTATTTTCTTTCGTAGATTTTTCTAACGCGAGAAAGTACGTGAATGAGGATTTTGCCTTAGCGGCATAATCGCTCGGGGTTGGCAACTTACCTAGCAACAGAAAAGTTGCACCTTACACGGAGTATAAAATGAAGCTAGGTGTCAGAAGAAGTAAATTAGCTATGGCCTACGCCCAGAAGGTAATAGATGCTCTCCCCTTTCCAGAAATAGAAATAATACCAATCGTTACAGAAGCTGATGTAAAGCATGACCA